ACGCCATCGGCTCCTCCTCAGGAGATGCTGGCGGGCGTTGGAGTCGCGGCGACCGGGGCCCGCCAGCACAGCCGGCCGCCGCGACGTCTGCATGACCAAGGGCCACACCATGTGGTGCGGCCCTTCGGAATCGGTGGCTGTCAGGCGACCACCTTGTCCTGCTTCGCGAGATTGCAGCAGAGGCATGCCAGTTGCGTGTTCTCACGAGTGTGCGGGCCGTGTTTGGACACCGGCACGATGTGATCGAGGCTCGCGCTTCGTGGGTGAGGCCACTTCACCGACGGATCGATGCGATACCCGCAAAGCTGGCAGAGCCAGCCATCACGCTCGAAGATCTCTGCACTCGTGAAGATCTCGAATGCAACGCGCCATAGGGCTGCGCGCCGTTTGTGATTCTTCGCTCGAACCTTCTCGGGGTTGCGGGCGCGCCAACGTTTCTCATATGCGCGTCGTTGTGCCTTGGTTGCTTGCCGCCACACTGCGGTCTGCTCAGCCGCATACGCCTCCGCGCAGCCCTCGCAACGTTTCGGCAGCGGGCCATTCGGCGACTTCCTCGGGGTCCGTTGATTGCAGTCCACACAGATGTAGACAGAATCCGGTGGGGTGTGTCGTTTGGCTCGCAGTGCTGCCACGCGGCGAGCGCAGTCCTTGCGGTCACACTCCGAGCATCTCTTGGGGAGTTGACCCTGCCACGAAGCTTTGATCTCCATGCCGCAGTCCTGACAGGTCGTCAGGCGATGATCGCCAGCGTTCCACGGCGATTGAGCGCGCCGCTTCTCGCGCACCCGGCGCGTTCGTTCTTTGCGGGTACAGGCTGGGCACCGCCTCGGCACCTTGCCCTTAGCTGGCGCCTTGACCAGCACACCGCAGTCCTGACAGGTAGGCTCTTCCACGTCGACTCCATGTAGTCGGCCATGCCCCGGGGGTGTCTCCAGCACCCGCCGGGGTAATTGTTGGAGCCATTCTCCCGTAAGGGACCGACATTATGAGGCGAGCGCGTCGAATCCCATCGAGGCCAACCGCGCCGCCCAGCCCGGGCCGCCGAAGAAGTACTTCTCGGAATAGCCGAGCGTCGGATCGGTATATCCCGTGAGAGTTGCGCTCCACGTCACCGGCGAATCGTCGCTGGACTGCAGGTTCTGATCATCGAAGTCGGTGACGCGGGCGCGGGGCAGGAACCGGCCGATGTAGTACTCGCCGTCGTCGGACACGTCCACGGCGAGCGCGAGAACCCGGTAGTACCGGAACCCGGGCCGGGCCGGCTTCTCGATGCCGAGCTCACCGGACGTCGGGTCCGGGGTGTTGGTGGTCATGTCCGCGCCGGTGTACAGGCCGATCGTCTGCTTGCTGGTCTCCAGGCACGCGACCTGCAGCGTCGTGACGTCGGAGTTGATGTCGGAGCGGAGCGGTTCCACCGAGCCCCAGCCGGTGATGTCGGAGGTGTCGACGTTGCGGGAGAACTGCGCGCCGTCGTCGGACAGCCAGCCGAGGTCGGAGTACCCGGCGGGCAGTGCCGCCAGGAGCTTGTCGGTGGAGTCGGTCAGCGACGTGATCGCCGAGGAGGTCGACGGCGCGATGAACACCGACCCCTCCAACGCCTTCATGATCAGCGCGGCGTTCCGCGTCTGAACATCGTCGTAGGCTGCACCAGCCATCTTTGAATCCCTCTCTGTGCGGGACACGAGTGGCCCCGCTTGCGGGGCTGGACAGGCTGGCGGGCCCAGAAGAAGCAGGTCAGTGTCGTCTGCGGACGCTGGCCCGGTATGTGGTCGACACGACCCGGTAGTGGTCCGGATCCGGACCCGGAATCTCGAACGGACCGACCTCGGTCACGGTGCGGTCGAGGATCCCGTGGTCGGTGGTGGATGGCCGGGAGATCAGCCGCTGCCGGATCGTCTCCGCCAGGCTGAGCGCATCCGACAGTTCTGCGGCGTACACCCGGACGTCCACGCGGGCCACGTCAGTGACACGGTCGTCGACACCCCCGATCCGGCGGATCCGGATGAACGGCAGATTCGACTGCAAGGATGTGGAGGTTTCCATCCCGGTCGCACCCAGGTCACCGACTACATCTCCGATGAGCCGTTCCACCTGCGGGAACGAAGCCAGGACGGTCATCAGAGACCGTTCTCGATGGCGTCGACAGTGCGGCCGAGGACCCGGTCACCGTTGGCGAACTCCACCAACGTCGCGTGGTCGGAGTCGTTGTGGAGGTAACCGACAGCGCGGTCGGCGCGGCGGCCGGTACCGCGCGTCGCTGACGACGTCCGGAAACGCGACTTGTAGTCGCCGGTCTCGACCGGGGCGATGCTCTCGGCGAACGCCTGCCCCTTGCGGGCGAAGCCTTCCATGGCCGCCGCCATCTCACGGCTGGTCATGACCGTCCCGAGGCCTCGAAAGTCAGGCTGGTAGCGGATCGTGCGGGCCATTACTCACCCCTCCACGTCGCGGAGATCGATCTCGTAGTGGTGCGGCCCTGCTGGTGTGTGGTGCAGCGCGGGTCGGCCTTCGATCGCGTAGGTGCGGCCTTCGAACCCGATCCGGTCCGTGGCTTCCACGTCCGCGGTCGGCGGCATGAACAGCCTCGCGACGACCTCAACGGTGTCCGCGGCGACCTGGAGTTCGCTTGAGGAAACCGGCTGCCAGAAGCAGCCCGGCACCGGGGTCTCGCTGCCGCCGGCCGTGGTGTCGCCCCACGGGTCGCGGCCTGCTGGGCGGATGACGGTGACGGTGTGGGGGCCGAGCATCAGCGGGTCACCTTGATGGTGGTGGCTTTGCGGCGGTACCGGCCGAGGATCTTGCGGTCCTCCGCCGCCATCGCGACACCGAGCCCGGAGCCGGCGGCGTCGAGGCGGTAGCTGTACGACCCGATCGTCTCCGACACCACCCCGCCTGCGGTGGTCGGTGTGGTGAGTGGCCTGAGCGCCATCCCGCACACCACCGACAGCACGTCAGCGGGAACCGCCGCGTAGCCGTGGGAGTACGTCACCCGGTAGGTACCGGGGTAGCCGTCTTCGTCCGACCACGCCTCCGGCAGGTTGATGATGCAGGCGCCGTCACCGACGCGGATGGTGTCGATGCCGTCGAAAAGCCAGTCGGCGACGGTGAAGTCGGGGAGGGCTTCGGATCCGCCGACCGCCACGACCTGCGTCACGGCGGTGACTGGGCGTTCCGGCAGCGTGATCTGGCCGCTGGCCGCTCGCAGCACGATCTGGTCGTCGGCGACGACCGTGAAGGACTGCCCGGTGTAGGCGCGGACCAGCGCGGATGCGTCGTCCAGGAGCGCCCGCACCCGCGATTCCTCGGCGGTAGTGAGGTCCCGGCCGAGCCGGGCCTCGAGGTCAGCCTGCGACGCGAGAGCGGACACGCAGCCTCCTCCGCGCCAAGGTCTCCACCTCGCCGCACCACCGATCCAGATCCGCGGCCGGGTCGAGTTCCGCGGCGCGCGCTTTCGCTTTCCGGGACGCGGCCTTCCACCGGCGGCCGTCGAGGAGACGCCGCAGAGCCTGCTCCCAACCGTCCAGATCATCGCGGTCGGCGAAGAGGCCAGCGTCACCCAGCGACTCCCGAAGGCCCGCGGTGGGTGCTGCGATGACGGGTATCCCGCTGCTCATCGCCTCGATCCCGACGCGGCCCCACGACTCCTGCGCCGACGGCATCAACAGGACCCTCGTGCGGGCGTACACCTGGTCCCGCATCTGATCCGGTGGGACATGGGCGAGCACCGTGACGTTCGGGACGTCGTCGGGTCCCCGCGGTGTGACCTGAACGCCGTACCCGCCGCGGACACCGAGGAAGGGCCGGTCAGGGAATCGCTCCGCGAGACTGTAGAAGGTCTCCGCGCCCTTGTTCTCCGACAGGTTGACCAACGTGACCGCGTCGCCGGGGTCGGTGGTGTACTCGGCCGGGTCGACTGGCGGGTGGATCACCAGCGACCGGACACACAGTCCCGCCATCCGCTCCGCGACGTGCCGCGAGTTGAACACTGTCAACGCTGCTGACCTGCGTCGCAACGCTGATTCGGTGAACGCGCCGGCGTTGTGGGCGATCTGCACGACCGGTACCCCGCGGGCATCCCCCAGGGCGATCGGCCGGCCCGCGGACTCCACGTGCGTGACGATCACGCTCGCGTCGTCCACGAACCTGAACGGGTCGGATTTGTCTCTGTGAGGCCAGACCCGCACCCCGTCGACCTCGTACGGATCGCCCTGCGCCATTGCGAGGACTACATCGACGCTGTGCCCCTTCGCCACCAGGGCGCGGAGCAGGTTGTGGGTCATCACCCACGACCCGACCCCGCGGGGCGGGTAGTCGGGGATCATCGCCAGTACCCGCACGCTGTCACCTCCATGCCGTCGGGCGGCGGAAGCCGCGAGGGGTTGATCCGCCGCCCGACGGGCTGGAAGGGAAGGTCAGGCTGAGCCGGTGACGTTGTCCGCCGTGGTCGCCTGAACGACCCCGAAGGGGAAGCGGGTGTTGGCGTCGGCGTTGAGCGTCGTCACCGGGTTGGAGGTGGCGTACGCGACGCGCATCGTGACGCGCAGCGCGACGGAGTCCTGCTGCATCAGGTTCAGCACGACCGCGCCGGAGCCGTCGGAGATGACGCCCTGGTCGAACATCTTGTAGGTGATGTCCTGCCGCATCCCGATGATCGACTTGGTCCAGTCGCCGCCGATCAGTTCGGCCTCGTCGGAGTCCCACGCCCCGTTGTTGACCTCGGAGACGGGGTAGCCGTACAGGCGGCCCGGGCCAGTGCCGTCCTGCAGGTTCGGCTGGTACAGCGGCACGCCCTGGCTGGTGCGCATCGCGACGAGCTTCCACGTCAGGCCCGGCCGGGACGCGAATCCGTTGATCGCGAAGCCGTCCTTGGAGATGACCTCACCGAGCGCGGCGACGTCGACGCCGAAGTCGGCGGCCCCACCGGTCCGCACCACGTTCCCGGCGGCGACCGCCGAGTGGTAGACGTCGGTCGGCCACGACGACGGCTTGTCCACACCGAACAGCGCTGCGGCGTCGATCTTCGCGCCGATCGCCTCGACGATCCGGGGCCGGACCTCGTCCCAGATCGGGACCTGGGAGTCGTCGAGGTACGCCTCGGGGATCGGGACGATCACCGCGAGTTCCTCAGCGACCAGCGACACGTTCTTCCAGTCGACGCTGGAGGTCTGCTTCATGCCGGTGTCACCGGACACCCAGTACGCCATCGGAAGGACGTCCAGGACCGGCTGACGCTGGGTCTTGGTGGACATCTGCACGCGGCCCGCACGGGACAGCATGAACGACTGGGTCGGCATCTCCTCGATGATCTGCGCCGACACCGGAACCGGGATCAGCGGGTCGTCGGAATTGTCCCGCGACACCAGGGAGTTGTAGGTCGGCACGGGGCTACCTCACTTTCAGGCATGCAGCGGCCCCGGGCCCCGTGCGAAAGGTGTCCGGTAGCTGCGTGAATGGGTTACGTGCGGCCGGCCATGCGGCGCAGCCACGCGTTCGGGTTCTCGGGCTGCTCACTGGCGGGCTTGGCGCCCGGGACCAGCGACTCCACCGGCCGTGTCGGCGCAGGAGCCGCCTTCGCCGGTTCCGCCGGCGCTGCCGCGGGCGCAGCAGCGGCGATCATCTCGGCGAGAAGCTTCGCGCGGGTGTCGATCTCCTCATCGGTGCCGCCGCCGAGCAGGTCGATCGCGTCCGGCGGCAGGTTGTGGGTCGCAGCAGCCATCAGCCGGGCGTTCGCGACCCGCGTCGCGGTCAGCTCCTGCTGATACTTCTCCGCAGCTTCCTGCGCCTTCTGCAGATCGGTCTTGTCGCGGTCGACGTACTGCTGAAGCTGCGTTTCCGCGTCCCTGAGCCGCTTCTCGGCGTCGCGCCGAGCCTGCCGCTCCGTGACCAGTGCACGCTTGCCGCTGTCGCCGAGTTTGTCGTCCGTCGGCTTCGCCGGTTCCGGCTTGTTGTTGTCGCTGTCGTCGGCCTCGCCGGCGCCGGTTTCGCTGGTGGCCTGAGCCACCGCTTCCGCGAGCGCCTGTTCGGCTTGGGTGGTGTCCTCTCCGGTCGCCGGGGAGGTGGTGTCCTGCGGTTCGGACGGCTGGGACGTCGCGTCCTCGCTCATCACGGGTTTCCTTCCGGTCGGCGCAGCCCGCGTCGCGTGGGCACGCCAAAACCCCGGATCCGCCTGAGTGCGGTCCGGGAAGTCGAATGAAGGAGGGTTAGCTCTTCAGGGACCCGTCGGCGTTCCAGGCGTCGGGGAGCAACTTCTCCAACTTCAGGGCCTTCGCGCGGGCGATGATGAACCTGCGCACCTTCTGCCGCTCCGGTTCTCCGCCGTTGACGCGGCCGACCGCGCGGATCGCGTTCTCCAGATCGGTCTGGTTCGCGATCGGGAACCGGCCCGGGCGGGACTGCTCCGGAGCGGGCATCGCCTGACGCTTCTTCACCATCTGCCGCAGTGGATCAGCGGAGTAGTCGGCCATCACGTCTCCTTGTCCTGCGGCTGGTCTCGGTGGTCCCAGTAGCGGCGCCACGCGTTCACTGCCGCTTTCTGGCTGTGGCCTTGGGTCTCGTTGAGCCACAGGTCGTACAGGTCCTCTGCGCGCCGCAGATGTGGGTCTTCGGTGCTGAACACCGGCACAGCGGTGCAGCCGCAGTGGTCATGCCACTTGAACTGGCCGGCACCGTCGAAGTTGGCGTTCTTGTCCCGGCCCGCTGTGCCCGCCGACCGGTAGAACTGCCCTTGAGACGCCCCCGGGCGGGACGCGAGCATCGCGCACCACGAACATGGGTCCTCATCGGTGACCCGGATCCACCCGAACGCTTCCTCGTCGGCTTGGGCTGCGTCCCGGACCACTTCACGTGCGGCTTCCAACGTCAGAGTCGTCGCCGAACCCGCCAAGTTCACGGCCATCGTGTCGACCGCCTGGTTCGGGGTCTGCCCGGCGCGCAGCGCCTTCTCGAAAGAGGCGATGCCGGTGACGTTCAGGTTCGCGTCGAGGCGATCCGCGTCCAGGACGGTGGGGTGTGCTGCTGCGATCCGGTCGAGTTCCGCCCACGCTTCCCGCTCGCTGAGCGGATCCAACCCGAAGGCGTCTTCCAGCGTCAGCTCCGGCTGTACCGGGCGGTGCTGCGCCTGCCGAGCCACCGACTCCACCACATCCCGGGCAGCGGGCCGCTGCACCACCGGCACCCGCGCAGTAGCCTCCGGCCGCAGCAGCCGCGCCCGCGGAGGCTCCAACGACACCCGCCGCAAATCCACGTAATAGCGGGCCGCGAGATCACCAGCGACGCGACGCCGGTCCCGGATCAACGCCCCCAACTGGACCTTCGTCGAAGCCCACGACAACCCCGGCACACCCGGCGCGAAAACCTGCCGCACCAGCAGCACCAGGTCACGCGTCAACGTCAACGCCAACAGCCGCTGCCGCGCGATATACGCCGCAGTCACCGCCGCGGCGGCCTGCTCAGCCTGGGACGCCACTCGGCCCCGGCGCCGGCGGCGCCGCCCCGTTGCCTTGTGCGCCATTCAGGGCGCCGACAGCAGCAGTCTGCTTCTCGATCCGGGCGTTCAACTGCCCGAGCGCGTCGCCCTTCTCCGCCGCGGCCTTCCACCGCTCCACGTCCTGCTGCGTGACGTTCGGGATCCGCTCCCACAGCACTTCAGGAGGCACACCCAGCATCTGCACGAGTTTCCCGAGCGCGTCCACCGTCTGCGCCAGCGACCGGGACTCGGTGTCCCGCCACACGATCTGCGCGGACGTGTCCTGCCAGCCCGCCTCATCTTCGGCGGCCAGCGCCGACAGCCGCAGCGTCTGCTCGTGCGACTCCCCCAGCGTGCTCTTGCGCTCCGCGACCTTGCTGTTCAAACCGTCACGCGCGGCGTTGAGCGCTTCGGCGCTGAGATTGGCCATCTGCCCGAGGAGATTGTGCGGCGGGGTCTGACTGACCGTCGCGATGTGCCGGATCGTCTCCTCAGCCGACTTCAGATACCCCGACAGGTCCGTCTGCCCGAACTCCCCGAACTTGGTGTCCGGGTCTTCCGCCGTCCACAGCCGGTCCACGGCCGCCGCGAACGGGGCCTGCGGGCGGCCTTCCTCGTCCTCGACGACCATGCCGCTGACCCACCGCTGCCGGAACGCCGCGAACTGCTCCGCCATCATCCGGCCGAACGTCGTCGAGTTGAGCTGGTCCTGCATGTCGAACAGCGGCTCAATCTCACCGGTGACGCAGTCGTCGCCGTCCAGGTCGTCACCGTTCAGGTACCGGACGACCGGCGTCACACCCAGCCCATGCTCGCTGACCGCGCCGTCACCGCTGTCCAAGATGAGGCGGCTGCCGGGCTTCCCGTCCCCCACCAGCGTGAACCGGGACTCATCGTCGTACAGGTACACGACCTGCCGCTGCTTCCCGTCCGGAAGGTTCTCGGTCTTCACCTCAACCGCGTACAGCGGCCACTCATCCTCGATCGGGTCCTCATAGAACGCCGTCAACCGCCGCGGTGACTTCGGAGTGATCACCGGCATCGGCTGGTCCGCGAGCCGCCCCGGCAACACCAGCGTGTACGCCACCCCGTACTTCAACGCCGCCCGATGCAGGCCATGCTGCCGGCCGTCCATCCGGTTCGCCTGCCAGTACTCCCACGCCTTCGCGTTCTTGTCGGTGCGTTCCGGCCGGTACCCGTCCACGAACAGCGACTGCGCGACCACCGTGACCACCAGCGGAAGGATGTTCACCTTCGCGCGCTTGATCAGCCACCGGTACTCCTGCCGAGCGCCCTTCGGCACATACACCGAGTCCTGCCGGCCCCGCATGTACGCCGACACCTTCTTCAACCGATGCTGCTCACCCTCACGCAACGCCAGCAGCCGCTTCGCGGTGTCAGGAGCCTGCTCCTCGGTGAGCGCCACAGCACCCCCTAAGAGAACCCATAGACGCGACCCGACCGGGGACGCTTAGCGGTGCGCTTCTTGTAGGCATCCGAGGTGATCAGCAGTCGGCGGACCATTCGCGCGCCGATCACACACACCCCGGCGTCGATCTTGTTCGGTGAGTCCGGTGACTCCTTCGACACCGACACACCCCACCGGTTCGGGCGCCGGCGCATGTTCCCCACATGCCGCGCCACCCGCGCGTCACCGTCGTGGGTGAACGCCTGCTCGGCGACCTCAGTCTCCGCGAGCTCACACGCCATCGTGAAGTCGTAGACGTGGGAGCGCATGTCCCACGCGATCGGCTGCGGTTCCTTACCGCCCGGCACCGCCTTGATCAGCAAGTCCTCGCCGTACCGTTCAGGCCACGTCACCTTCGTGAACGACTCCCACTCCTTCACGTCCGCGAAGAACGCCAGCACCTGCCACCGGTCGAACGCCCGCTCCACCGCCGCGTCCACCTGCTGGACCGGGACTACATCGACGGTGTCGTGCGCGGGGTCCGGCTCCCACACCCCGATCGTGAACACATGCCCGTCCGCCACTCGGCACCCGATCAGAGCTGTGGCGTCCCGCGACTTGGAGCCGTCGAAGAACATCACGATCTCTTCGCCGTCCGAAACGACCTTCGTTGCGTCCGTGAGTCGAGCCCAGTCCTGCGGCTCCACCCACGCGTCCTCCGGGGCTGTCGGCCAGTTCAGGTACTTGCGCTTGGAATCGTCCGGGCGGGACCGCGGGTCCCAGATCCGCTCCATGATCGGGCGGATCTTCTGCCAGAAGCAGTCCTCGTACACGAACCGCAGACCGGCCTCGAGCGACTCCGGATCCGTCATATCCGTCGTGGGTGGGGCGATCCGCGCGTCGTACAGGATCCGCGATTCACCGCGGGTCCGGCCCTCCTCCTGCGCCAGCCACGCGTCCCACGACGCCTCCGCCACCGACCCGATCCCCGGCCGCCACGCGTTGCACGTCTCCAACATCCGGGACCCGGACTTCGTCAGATTGTCCTCAAGGGTCGCCGCGAGCTCCGGGCCACCGTTCGACGGCTTCCAGTGTTCGGTCTCGTCAGCGACCACAAAGCTCGCCTCAGCGCCCTCAGCCGCGGTCGAGCTCGCGGTGATGACCTCCAAAGTGCCCTCGGGCGCCTTGAAGTACTTCACCTTCCCCGGGTCCAAGCCGAAGTCCCGAACCAGCTTCGAGCCTTTCGGGGACAGCGCCCGCACCATCCGCATCGTGTTCGCGGTCTGCGACTCCGCCGTCGCAGCCACCTGCACGAGCGGCATGTCCACCGGCCGGCCGACGCACCCGCCCGGCGCGTTCGAGTCGAAGTCGTGGAGCCGGACCGGTGCGGTGAACTCCGCCAGAGCCAGCACCGCAGCGAACGGGCTCTTCCCTGATCCCTTCGCCAGCCGGCGGACCGCGTGATGGAACAGCCAGTTCCCGTCCTCATCGACCGCGTACCACCAGAGGAGGAACCGGATTTGGGACTCGACGAACTCCCACCGTTGACCGGCGCGGGGCCCATTCGGGTGCTTCAGGTAGTGGCTCGCCCACCTCACGACTTCCCAGCCGAGAGTCAGCTTCGGAAGCTCAGGGGGAAGAGTGACGAGCCGGTTAGCGGGAGAGACGACGCTGCCACTCATCGATCGCCGTCACACCAGCCTGCTCGTCCGGGTCCTCGTCCTGAACCCGCTCGAGTTCGATCCGCAGCCGACGACGGTCCCCCTCCGTCGCCGCGAGCGCACCGAATCCCGACAGGATCGCGGTCAGCATGTGCGCCGACGGCCGCGACTCGAACCGTTCAACCGCCTTCGCCACGATCAACGCCGCTGCCCAGTCCGAGTCGGTGTAGAACACCGCCTGACCGCTCGTACGCAGCGACTCGAACCAGTCCCGCGCCAACCCGGACAGCCACTCCGGCGGCTCCGGGCCATACACCCGTCCCGTCGACACCGGCGCATGGTCGATGTCCACCTTGTTGCGGCGGCGACGCTGATCACTCCGCTGCGGGACCTGTCCACCGTTACGAACACGGGCCATGGCGGTGACCCCTCTCAGCTAGATCAGCGAGGCGATCACCTCGGAAATGTCAGCGAGCCGCGCAGGGCTGCCGTTGAACCTCTCGCGCGTCACGGCGATGTAGCGGCCCCGGTCGTACACCTCGACCTGACCGCCGTCGACACGGAGCCGCCGGCCACGCCCGACCGTCGCGAGACCGAAGACGTGCAGCCCGTCCCCCGAGGGGGAC